AGGACCAGAGCTGAATGTAATAGAAGTGCTGTTATTAGTAACGCTCACTGTTCCTGTGTCAATAACAGGGTCAAGAGTAAGCACTCCTTGATCATCCTTCCTAATCCACCACCACGTTTCGTGTACTTCGGGATCAAGAGCACCTCCACCCTTCCAGATACCCTGATACGCTCGGTTTAGGTAACGAATAGCTGCGGCGTTAAAGTCGGACGTGCCATCAGTCTTCTCACCTGCTCTATTCAGAATATCGTCGAGTAGATCGGCTGATGTAGTGTAGTTAGCCATATCTTATATTATCCCTTTACCAACCATTCATTAAGAATACATAAAGCATTCCAACTGATACAGAACCCCAGAGCCATTCACCTATAGTGCCACCACCATTGATACCTAGCAGGGATGTGACCCACTGGGGTGATTGACGCGCTCCGTCATTAGGTTGTATAAGCCATCCCACGGCATAGGACAATGCCTTGCCAACACCAACTACCCAATACCAAGTAGGATAGCCTATAAATGCTAGGGCGATACTTACAGGAACAGTAAGAGTAAGTCCAGTGAGGGCCATACCCACGAAATCCCGCACATAATTAGGACCGTCGGTTTCACTTAGGCCTGGAATAACATTTAGGACTGGGGCAAAGAACTCGTTATCTTTACCGGGACTTAGGGCTAAGTCCATGTAGGAACCATGACCCATCACGATACCCCACCACGGCAACACTACGCCGATTAGAACCGCCGGTAAAATAGCAACTCCAGCAAGCCACAAAGCGAGGACGTAGCAAGCAGCCATCATCAGGCGTTTCACCACCTTGGGAAGTTTAAGCCAGCCAGGCCAACCACCCTTCATCCTGCCAACGACGCCACCTAAGATAAATAATCCAACCGCAGTCATTTACTCACCCCTAAGCTCTGCTAATTGCTAAACATCTGAGAAGCAACAACGTTGCCGGTATCAGTTATAACCCTGCTAATTAACTCATCTCTAGTAATCTTTTTTGTTGCTGATGCATCTATATCAACAACGGGGAAAAGATCGCCAGATGCTGTATTTACGCCTGTTATTGATGTTAAGTCTGATATTTTAGAAGAAGCCATTGCTCACTCCATTAGTAAGGCATCGCCATTCTCACGAAGTAGAACATCTCCACTTTCCATGAGCAAATAGTCAGGTAGGTAGCCGGAACGTATGCTTCTTATACGCCTAGCTTTAGCTCTCTTCTTAGCCCATCGCAGAAGGTACGACACTTACCTAGCCACTATAGATACATACGGTGTTGCACCACCAGTTACGGTACTCGCCCTAGGTCTTACATATATAGGAGTTGTTCTGCATGTAAACAGCTTCCCCGTAACAGCACTATTTGTGTTCATCGCACCTGATGTTACACTCTCAAGAACATGGTATGGACCCGTCGCCAGTAAAGCACCCTCAACGAGGACGTTAGTACTACCTCCTGTAGGCCCAAACACCTCTACCGTCAACTCAACATAGTTGGAAAGAACAGCAGGGTTGCCAAAACCAGTAGCTGTGGCGGCGAGAGCAGTAGTGGCCGACCAATCCCATACCTGTCGGTATACTCCTCTACTTACATACTTACCATCAGAAATAACAATCGCAGTAGCCATTTAATTCTCCTATGACGGTCGTTTATACCCTGGAGCTGCTTCTTCTACCTCGCCCCTGCTAACATACCTCCCCATTTTTTCCTTAAGTGTATTAAGATCAGGAAGTCCTTTCTTGGTCCAATGAGAGTCCTCACCAGCCTTCAACTCATAAACTTCGTCAACCAGTGTACGGATTGGCTCATCTTCGATCCTCACCTGTGGAGGTTCCTCCTTAGGTTCCGGTTTATCTTCAGCTCCCTCCTCAGGAAGCACAAGACCTACGTTCTTCCTACCTTCCTCATTCATTTTCCGCGCCTCATTCCAGACCCAACTAGGCACATCAGCGATGGCGATAGGATCACCTCCATCAGTATAAAACCGACCATTCTGACAGTTAACTGGAAAATTACCCTCAGAGATCCAGCGAACATAAGGATTCTTGCCTGTCAGAATCATTCTCTGAGATAACTTATCTTTCCGCATCTTGTGAACTTGGTCTATTGAAAGGCCCATTACTTTGACTCCTTCTGTCTACGCTTTCGCTGTTTCTCTTTCTCAACGTCCTCCGCTACTTCTTCCTTTCTATGATACCCATAGAGAGTACGCCTAATAGTGCCGTCAGGTTGAGGTTTCACCGTGTTTGCGTAAAGCAGAGTGGTGTCCCCCGGCAAACGGTGGCACATACCTAAACTCTTGAACATGCCGAGCAAATAGGCAACAGCCTGTCCACCCTTCTCGGAAAAGTTGCCGTTTGGATACACAAAATCTCCTCCGTAAACGGTAAGTTCCTTCACTCCAGTATGTATAGCATATGCAACCATGTAAGCTATCGTGTTCTGTGTAAAGATGTCATCCTCGATGGTCTCCATGACTTCGTGCAGAGGATAGGGAATGGACATAGGATAGTCGGGATAAGGAGTGCTTGTGATAATAGGTCTATCATGGTTCTTGAGAAAGTTAGCATACGATTTATTCCTCTTTTCCAACCACTTAAGGTCATCCATACAAAAAACTTTGTCATGCACAAATCCTCTTAGTCCTCGATTAACAGTCCAAACTTCGTCGAATGGACTATTCATACCACCGTTACTCATTTGCTCCATAATGAAGCTTTTCGCACTCGCCCCGAGAGCCACGATCGCGACTCGGTCGGGACGGGTCAGGAGAGGGTCTATGAAAAGACCCTCATCCTTATCCGCTCGATTCTTCTTCATGTTATTTTCCTTATTGATAGAAAGTTATTACCAACCAACAGCCTCTACATACATAACTGAGCTTCCAGCTGATGAAAAAGCTGAGGGCTTCCAGGTTGTAGGAAGTTCACCCTGCATAACTGGGGCGGCATTATTAGTACTAGTAGCACCTGTCTCCCAATAGCCATGTATACTATGTTCAGTAGCTACATAGTTCCAACGGATAGAACCAGCTGCGCCAGTAGCACCCGAAGGAGGGTAAAGCCCTTGAGTAATAATAACATAGTCAACGTTCCTGACCATGCCTAGTGAAGTAGGGAGAGGCCATCCTCCTGAGGAGGGATAAAACCTAGCTCCTGTATTAGAAACCAGCTTGCACCGATTTCGTTTCTTCTTGCCCCAGATTGCACGATCTTCGATCGTTACAGTCCAGCAAGTTGCAGTAAGTGCTGCCATTTACTTTCTCCTTTACCCTCTTATTAGCCCTCCCCCTTTCGGGATACCAGGGGTTACTAACGCTAAGAGAGTTGGGTTGACATTACGTAGCGGCCTGCATAGTCGTTACGTTTCCTGGCTCTTCCCAACGAGGCTCTACATAAAGCATAGCTTTCGCATAGACACCAGCAGTAGCAGCTGTAGTTGCGTGAACTTCACACTGCATACCTGGCTTCAGCTCAATGTAATAAGTCGGTCTGTGATAGATCGAAGTATGCCCATGAGCACCACTAGGAAGAGAAATGGTGAACAGATGCGTAGGAGTACCAGGGGTACTGATGTCTCCTTCGAACCGAACACCTACCGGAGCGCCGCCGAAAGCACCAGTTGCCTGAGCACCAACACGAACCAAACCGGCTCCACGAATGACGTGGGGAACAAAACCTGGCCCCCAAACACCCGCTACTGTAGTCACGGCGAGATCAAGACCATTCATTACTGCTGTAGCACCGGCAGCAGTTGCTCCCTGTGCCGGAACTATCTCGACCTCATATTTACTATGTGTATAAGCCACCTATAGTCTCCTATAAATACATCCACCAAGGATGCCTCTTACGAGGAAGTTACGTGAACAATCCGGGCCTGACCGGCGTTGGCCGTATCCCAGATAATACCAAAGTTCAGGATGCCATACCAAGCAACAGCGCGGGAGCGACCGAAGTCACCTTTTGCTTCAGCCCGAAGTTCCGGGGTAAGCACCTCTGCCATAGCGATATTATCCTGACCAAACACAACACCTTCACCAAGCACCGAACCGGTACCCTTCTTTGCAAGAGCGTTAGCATGGTTAGTTTCAACGTGACGGATGTTTTCAACACGTCCAATCTCGTTGTTATACTTAGCCTGGGGGTCGGTATACTTATGCCATTCCTCCCAAGCTGGATCCCTCTTGATACCTCGAAGACCCAACGTACGGAAAATAGCTACGTAGTCGTCGCCTTCAAGTGGAGGGGTTTGGAGGGTATCAAAGAGGTAATCACGAACCTCCTCAATATGATAAACATTCCAGTTGGCCGTCGCACTTGTACTCGCGGTACCATCGGTATCGAAAGTGCCAGCTGCTACGCCGGTAGGAATGTACTTAACCTGAGCCGTTTTGAAGGCGGTGGCAGCTTTAGTGTCGAGAACCTGACCCATCTGGTCACGAAGCCGACGCTGGACACCATTCTCCAAGTCGAAAAAGGTAAGATCCTCAGCAAAGGACGTAAAGGGAACGGCCCGACCAATCTCGTTCACGGTGATCGAGGTGGTAGAGATACTGTACGTATCTTCCGGGATGCGCTCGCCTTCTGTCAAATCTGCAGAGGTCGGTTCAGTCATGGTCGCAATACGCGTCAGCGTGACGGTATCGCCCATCTTTCTGCCGTATCCATCTACGGACGAAACAAAGTCCATGAACACGGCGTTCTCCAGGGCAGCCATATAAAGTTTACGCGACATGGCGTGAGACTTAAAGACGCCCGAAGGAGCATCGAATTGCCACTGAAATTGGGCCATTTATGATGCCTCTCTATTTTTCTGAAGCCTTTTCTTTTTACGCTCTTTTAAGGCATCAGATAATGAATACAACCGCCCTGTCTCCAGTCCCTGCGGCGTACCGTCGGGAGAGGGAAAATTGGACGAACCACCGGAGCCGCCTTCCAAGGAGGATTCACCCTCCTCGTTATTCTGCGCGTTCCTACCTTTATTCATGAGTTTCAAGATGCCACCCTTCACTAGCTTAGCGAGCTCATCTCGCGCCTTCTTGCCTTTAAGATTGGATAGTCCATCAAGATGCTTATTAAGAGTAAAATCTACATAGTCTTTCTCATCTACCAGTTCTGGATGCTCTCCATAGAAATCCTCCCAGAACATTTCTCTAGCACGTTCGGCTTGATACCGATCCCTCATATCTGAGGAAACTTCTTTCTTAATACGCTCTGCGTGGAGATCAAGAGCCCTCTTTGGATCTGTGAAAAGAAGAGTCTCAATATCCTCACTCTCGTCCTCAGTTATAACACTCCCTGAGATTGGTTCAGCTAAGGGAGGATTAGCACGAAGAGATGCTAACTCATCTGCAGTACGTTCCTCCTGAGATCTATATGAAGCTGCTACGTCCGCAGGTAACATATATCGTACTCCGTCAATAAGCACTTCCTCAAGATCATCAGCAACCTGAGCAGGTTCCTCATTTTCCGCCTCATCTAAGGGAAGATCAGTTCCTATATGACTATCGTCAACTGGAGCATCCTCACCAGGGGCGCGATCACCTTCCTCGTAAGTTTTCTCAACAGTTTCTTTAACTTTCTTCTTAGCCATTTCCAAGTTCCTTCTCTGCTTCCATTACGCCTCTACGAATTGTGCTTTCGATATATTCACGAAACGCCCGTAGAGCTGAGATTTCGCCTACATTACCGCGCATCATATCATCGGTCAATCCATCAGCCCGGTATGCAGCTACCATTCTGTTTAGTATATCTTCCTCTTGATCTATTAGGTATTCGTCTACAGAGCCACGAACAATCCGAGCACGTTGGCCCTCATGTACTGTTTCAAGAGTTTCGTCTATGTCGAGGTCTTTATTCATTTTATTTCGCTCCTTTCTGATTATATTCAAACTCACACACGGGGCTTATAGAGGCGTTAAGGGCTATAACCTAATATTCTTCCTAAAATTGGAATTAAATTTAAGGGTACGGTAGCTTCCGCAGAGATATTTGTTTCAGGCTTTCCTGTTTTGTTGAATTGGTCTGCGTGAAATGTCTGTCCACCACGTAGTCCCGCTGTTATCCCGTTATCACCACCAGAGTAATCTACCCCTACTTGATACGCTTTAGTTGGGTCATTCTCTTTGCCCCATTGGTTGTAGTCTCCTGAAAGGAAAACATTCTCCAAAGGATACACGGTGGCACCACCTCCCCAGTTGCGGTTTCGGGATTTTACAAGTTGACTTCCGTTGGTGGTCAAGTCAAATTCAGACCGTCCAAAATTTCCACGAAGAGCGTCTATAGAGTTTGGTGATAGTCCTAGCACAGTTGCCATATTATTAAGAACTTCTTGGTTGTCAAGTTCCAGCTCAAAGCCATAAGATTTATGAGTTTGTTTACCACCATGCGGAAGGTCTTGTAAAAGAGGTTGTGCTGTAAAATGCCCACTACCAGTTCCTAAAGATAAAGGGGGTGTTGGCTTCCCAGAATCGCCCTTAAACAACTGCTCAATGGCATCCAGTGTGGGTACGGCATCG